CTTTGGCGGGGTGGACGCCGCTGCTTTGACTGCTGATAATATCCTGACGCAATGGGACACCTACCTGGCGTATATGGTCAATCAGCGTGTACCCCGTGATCGTATTCGCTGCAAGATGACACCGGACACCTATAAGCTTCTGAAAGAAGCAGCTGGAATCACCCGCTTTGTGGAGGCAGACACCGGAATCCGCAACATTGACAGAAATGTTGGCAAGCTTGACGGCGTGGCTATTATGGAAGTTCCCAAAGACATGATGATGAGCGCATATGATTACACTGAGGGCTGGGAAGCTGAAAGCGGAGCAAAACAAATCAATTTGTTAATGTTTGACCCTATCGCGATCGCCGCTCCGATTGTTTATGACACTTCTATGGTGTCTCCGCCGTCTGCTTATACAGATGGGCAATACACTTACTTTGAACGCTGGTATTATGATGTATTCGCTTTGAATCAACGCTTACCTGGTATCTTCGTAAATATGGCTTCCAACCCTGCTTTGGGTACTTTGAATATTGCCACTGCCGCAGGCTCTGACAGCACCCACACCATCATCAACGGCCTTGCTCCGGCTCCATACGGAATGAAATATGTCGCTAAGACAAAGACGGGCAGTGCAGAAAGCGTAACTTATGGGCAGGCTTTGACAGGCTGGACGGACGTAACAAACGGGGCAAGCTTTGAAACTGCAGCAGGCGATACCGTAACCGTAGCTCTAGTCAATACCACTAAAGGAAATACTGCAACCGCTGCGGGCTCTGCCGCCGCTGTCGTAGGGGCATAAGAAAGGAGACTTATGGCGTACATCACATACCAGCAGTATCTTGATATTTACGGTACATGCCCAATCTCTGAAAAGGAGTTTCCAGTGTACGCCGGTCTTGCGTCTGATTTAATCGACAGTATAACACAGTATAAAATCGTGAAGGGCGGAGGAATTTCTGCCCTTCCTGATTTTATTCAACTGATTATACAGAAGGCCACGGCCGCACAGGTGCTTTACTATATCCAGCTAGGCCTTGAAACTGTTCTGACCGGACAAGTAGGCCAATCGTTTACCGTTGGCAAGGTCTCTGTTTCAGGCGGGGCTTTGTCTGCTACAACAACAAAACCCGGAGCCGTGATGATTAGCCCGCTTGCCCTTGCATTGCTTGAACAAACGCCTTTTATGTATAGGGGGGTGCATGTATGCTCAGACCAATTCCTCAATCCCTTTTGGGGGATATAGCCACGATAAAGATGTGCGCTGGCATAGACCGCTACCAACACGCTATCTGGGACGAAACTGTTGTGCAGCATGTACATCTTCAGAATACCAACGAAGTTAAAAAAAACAGGGACAACACAGAGGTGGTTTTACGCTCGGTATTGTTTATTGATGGGCGCCTTTCCTCTCCTGCTTTGGATTATGACGCGCTGGCAAGTACCTCCTTGCAGAACGGAAAACCGCTACGGTGCGAGGTCAGAAATGCAGGCGGTCAAAAATACGGAGAATTTGAGGTTCTGACGGTTGACCCCGTGCCGGATGTTCCCGCAACGCGTGTGCACCATATAGAATTGGGGTTGGTTTGATGTCTGTTAAGATTACCCGGGATAAAAACCGAATCGCGCAAAAAATTGCGGCGGGAAAACGCGCGGCTACGATTGCGGTGACAGAAGCTATTATCGAATACGGGAATATCTATGTTCGTGAGGATCAAGGAACCTTAATGGACAGCGCTTTGGCGGCGAGCCGGCCGGAGGAGGGGCTTGCCATATGGGACACGCCGTACGCTAAAAAGGTGTATTATACCGGTTCGCCGTCAAAGGACAGAAACCCGAACGCTTCTTTACAATGGGCCGAGGTGGGGGTAAGCACTCACAAAAAGGAGCTTGACCAAATCGCGCAGAACGCCTTCACAAAGGGGATGGAAAAATGAGCGTCTATGATGATGTTTTAAACGCCGTGATTGACCTAGCGGAACAAATCGAACTATAT